CCAAAGAAAAAGACATAAAGTATGTATCACTTACTGTAAATGAAGAAAACAGGCAATTGTTGTATAAGAAACTATTACAACGGGCGATACGTAAGGTAAATGCACCATATAAATTTTTAACAATGCATCCAATAACTGGATTTAAATTAGATTCATCCGAATTTTGGATGGAAAAAATATTATGATATAACATAAAAAAAGTTAAAATAATTTTGTGGTTGACGAAACTAATCTATTGATGTGAGATATATATATTAAAGGTCGGAATTCCTCCCCTACCCGAAAGAGATATGGGTTTCCTTCCTTCAAAAATTATGAAAAAACATCTTTTATTTCTTGTGTTGGTGACTTTTTTGTCAAGTTGTGCGTTAACAAACACTAAAAAGATAGATGACACCAAAAATAAAATTGTTAATACTGAGAAAAAACTTGCAAAAAATACTGATGAAAAAATGTCAGAAATTGCAGTTTTAGCGTCTGGAACAGATTATTCTCTCAAGAAAATTATAAATCCGCAGATTGAAGTTAAAACTGCAATTGATATAAATGGTAGGGTCATAAATATTTCTGGTAATCCTAATTTGGATGAATTGAATAAGATTAAGCAAATAATTGATTTATTGAATTCAGAAGTTGAGAGCGAACATAAACGAGGTCAAAAGTTATTATCAGATAAGGATGATGAGATAATAGAATTGCAACAAGAACGAGTTCAAATACAAAATCAATATGAAGGTCAAATTAATGCGTTAAAGGTTGAAGCTACTGAAGTTGCTAAAAAAGCAGACAAATTACAAGGTGTAGTCAGTGAGGTAAATAGTTGGATGGGACTTGGTGGGGTTGTATACGGTATGAAGCGATTTGTTTCGACGGCTGTGATTGGTATTTTAATATTCGGTATTTTATTTATAGCATTAAGATTTTTTGCAACAATGAATCCTATTGCTGGTGCAATATTCTCAATATTTGAACATTTTGTATCATATGTTATATCGTTTATAAAGCGAGTATTTCCAAATTCATTATCATTTAGTAATCATATTGAGTTGCCTACATTTAATAGATATAAAAACACGTTGGATACTGTAGTTGACACTTTATATGAGTTAGAAAAGTTACAAAAGAAATCCGACACTGTATATACGTTGAATGAAGTATTTAGTGAACTTAATAAAAATTTAAATGATCCCGATAAAAAATTAATAGACGAACTCAAGAGTGTTAGCAAATATGGAGCATAATATATGATAAAACTGGCAGATTTAATAGAAGATAACAAACCATGTGGAATGTATTTGTTTGAAAATGTTCTAGTCAGTGAAAATTTAAAATTCCATCTTGACAGAAACACTGCACTTTGTGAAAACATATTTAGAACATATAGTGAATCTTATTTTGAATTGATAGAAGAAGTTAGAAAACTATACTATGGGAACAAGATTGAACTAAATGATTGTGACGCAGAATTAGTTGAAAGTGATCTTGGTAAAAAAGGTATTCATGACGGAAGAGAGGTTTACCTTGACGCCCCTATAGAGGAGGAAGAAGATTTGTTGATGGAATCGAAGCATCGAGGAAGAGAGGTTCGTTTGAATCGTCCTTTCAGAACCCCAGGTGGTCCAAAGAAATATGCTGTATATGTTAAGGGTAAAAATGGTAAAATAAGAAAAGTTACTTTTGGAGATCCAAATATGAGAGTCAGAGCTAGCAGTGCAGCTCGGCGTAAGAGTTTTGCGGCACGTCACAAATGTGCTCAAAAGAAGGATAAAATGACGGCTGGTTATTGGAGTTGTCGTAGTCACCGAATCAAGAGTTTGGGTAACAAAGGGCACGGCAAATACTGGTAATATGATCAAATTAAAACATTTATTGAAGGAAATTGAAGATGAATTTGATACATCATCATTGAATAGCATTAAAGATATCACAGATGTGGTTAAGGATGCAATGGTTAAAGTTGCACAAGAACAGTATGACGGTTGGAAACAAGATAAAGATGGTGAGGATGTTGAATTGGGCAGTGGGGGTATATGTCATTTAATTTCGGATGACTTAATCAGTGTTTTGTATAGTCATAAGATTGAGAATGTTCAAAGTGTATGTAGTAATTATGAACAACACGTATATATTGTTGGTCAATTTAAGGAAGGAATATATGAAATAGATATACCCTATAATGTTTATGAAACTGGTGCTGGATATTCATGGAAGAAAATACCAGATGTAGAATTTAATCGTAACGATATTATTATACACAGATTAAGCGTCGATCCAAGTAACTATAGTGATTATGTCGATGCCGTATAAAGAGACCGAATTGGGTAATAATCACTATATTCGTGAGTTTTCACCGGATGTAGCTACACACGAACTTCAATGGCATTGCGATCATGAGGATCGAATTGTTGAAATAGTAGAAAATACAGATTGGCGATTTCAATTGGATAATCAATTGCCAATTTTGTTGAAAAAAACAATCTTTATTCCAAAAGAAACATATCATCGAATTATAAAGGGAAATAATAAGTTAATAGTGAAAATAACAAAATTATAACTATATTTATATAACATATGTCACTCGATCAAAATACAATAAGATGGCCCGGTTCAGGAAGTTTAGTTGATATAACTACTGTTCCATTTGGATTTTATCTTAATGAAACACAAAGTAAACGTATTCCTGGTGTATTTGAGTATGATTGTGAAAAGAGCGCCGAGTGGGCGGCTAAGAGGCTTGGTTATCCGTCTGTTCATATAGAAATGAGAGATATAAGTTTCTATACTTGTTTTGAGGAGTCGGTTTCTGAATATGGTGCTCAGATAAATCAATTTAACATTCGTAATAACATGTTGACTTTGAGGGGTCTTTCCACAAAGGACTATCCCAATTTGACTGGTAGAAATATATCAGGTACAAGTCTTCCATTCATTGTAAATGTCGCAAAACAATATGGAAGTGAAATTGACGTGGGTGGAAGAGTTCCTCTCAAAAGAGTTCCAATTCAATTGAAAAAAGGACAGCAAACCTATGATTTGAATGAATTGATTGTGTGTGAAAAAGAATGTGGTAATCGTATAGAAATTCGTAGAGTTTTTCATGGTCCAGCACCTGCTATGGCTCGTATTTATGATCCATTTAGCATGACTGGCATGAGTTATAGTAATGTATTAAGTGAAATGGGATTTGCCGGATATAGTCCAGCCACTCAATTCTTGATGACTCCAATTTTTGAAGATTTGCTTCGCGGACAAGCGATTGACTTTAATGATACCGTTCGTAAGAGTGGATATAGTTTTGAAATTACCAACAACAATTTAAGAATATTTCCAATTCCAACATATGATCAAAACATATATGTAGAATATATTGTTGAAAAGGACAAACTTGAAAGTGGTATTGGAACTGAGGGAAATTATGATGTAGTAAGTGATTATAGTAATGTACCGTATCAGAATGTTATATATAATAAATTAAATGATGTCAGCAAGCAGTGGATAAGAAAATACTATTTGGCATTGTGTAAAGAAGTATTGGGTGCTATTCGTCAAAAATATAGCACAGTTCCTATACCTGGTGGAGAAGTGACACTTGATGGTGCGGAATTGCGAAACGAAGCAAAAGAAGAAAAAGAAGTATTGGTGACACAACTTCGTGAAAATCTTGAAGCAACAACCAAGACTGCGTTAATGGAAGCGAAGGCGACTGAAGCTGATAAAATCCAAGACACATTGAGAAAAGTTCCGTTATTAATATATGTTGGAAGTTGGTTTTTTTCTTTTATTATGTCTATCCATTGATTTTTTATATTTATAAAATATGGGATTATACGGAAGATATTTCGGAGACAAAGATATTGGATTTTTGAGTGGCATCAATCAAGAATTAAACGAAAACATTATTCAAACATATGTTGTGTTGTTCAAGATTGCTGCATCAGAAACTAATGTCAATGTATATGGTGAAGCTGGAAAAGATGGTAAGAGTTTTTATCCCGGCGTTGAGGTTTCGTCTATTATTGATAGAGGAGACATTTCTTCTGAAGATGAGGGATTTGGTCCTGATCGTGAGCAAGGCGTTGTGTATAAGTTCAGAGAATCTGATTTGAAAGATGCAAATTTCTTTCCAGAAGTTGGAGATTTAATTTTCTTTAATGATCGGTATCACGAAGTTGACAATGTAGTGCAGGAGCAAATGCTTGGCGGGCAGTTCGATAATTCTTGGTCAATAATTTGTAATACTCATTATAGTAGACTCAGCAAAATAAATTTGGTTAATCGTCAATTTTAACATATGTCGTGGCAACCAAATACATCTAATCCGGTTCCATCTAACGTGGATAAAACCAAAGAAAACAAGTATTTTAAAGATACTAAAAATCGTGCATTGGACGTTCGACGTGATCAGGATCCAAAAAAAGATTTCACAATAACACTTCTTGATATAGATACTGCAATTGTAAAATATATACAAGATGTAATCAATCCAACTGTAATTGACGCAGGTGAAAGCATTAAAGTTCCTATTATTTATGGCAATCCCGAAAAATGGAATGCCGCAAAAAATGAGGGTTATTTAAGAGATCAACAGGGAAAAATTCAATTGCCGATAATAATGTTCAAACGCACTTCTTTCAATAAAAATGAAAGTATGATGTCAATGAACAGATACTTGTCCGTTCCAATTATCACAAAGTTTGATCAAAAAAATAAATATGATAAATTCAGTGTATTGAATCAAACTATTGCTCCTGTCAATTCCATTTATAGTTTGAGCTTACCAGATCATATAAAGGTTGAGTATGAATTTATAGTCTGGACCGAGTATGTAGAACAAATGAATGGAATTTTAGAAAAGATAAATTTTGCAGCAGAAGATTATTGGGGAGATCCTCAGCGTTTTAAATTTAGAGTAAGTATTAATGATTATACCAATACAACAGAAACTCCAACTGAAAAGGATAGAATTGTTCGGTCCACATTTAGTTTGTCGGTATTTTCTTATTTGCTCCCAGAGAGTTTTGAAGATCGAAAAAAAACAATGGATAGATTTTTGACTCCCAGAAAAATCATTCTTACTTCTGAAACTATATTCAATGATGAAATGAAAGAGGTCAGTCGGGATGTTAAGAAAAATAGTTATGGTAATCCATCAAATCCATATTATTCAATACCAGGAGGTCCAATTTCTTCAAATGATGATAGTTGGAGATTTCCCGAACCGTCTATTGTTACTGAAAGGTCAACAACTGAAGGAGGTCGGGTTTTGGAAAAAATCCGTCAAAGTTATGCGGCATTGATACAACAAACCAGTATATCGCAGACAGACGGATCTTGTTGTGAAATATGGCACGATCCTCCGTCTACCCCAAATGACTTCGGTGAAGAAGGTTGGATGGCTTATGACGGAAGTTATCATTATATATATGCAGGCGGCATTTGGTTGCGTCAATCTATTGATCGGTGGGTTGCGTAAGATTGAACGCGTTACAAAATATTAATAATTCTTATAATTTTTTGTTTAAAGATAAACCACCATATATTTATAACAATAGAACAATCAATCAATAATTTATGCCATACCCAAATGCTTTTGCAAATACTATAGTTGTAACACAAACAAGTGGTAGTTCTGTCGGCGGACAATTCCCATTTGTTGAACGTGTAATAAGCGGTAGCAATCTTTTTATTGTTAGCGATGTAAGTGGTAATTTGACTGGCAGTACCAGTGTAACCGCAAGTGCAATTTATGACTCTGGAACATTAACAGTAGTTGGTGTTTCTACATTGGGAACTGTCACCGCAACATCAATTACGGCATCGTCTGGAATTGTCACAACCACATTAAGTGCGAGTGGCGCCGTGACTGCGAGTACATTGACTGTTGTTGGTGCTTCTGCATTTGGAACTGTTACTGCAACATCAATTACAGGTTCATTGAGTGGAAGTAGTATTTCTACTGGCAATGCAATTATTACAGGTGGAACAATCAATGGAACGACCATTGGAGCTACGGTAGCTTCAACAGGTAACTTTACTTCAATTACTTCGAGCGGGAATATAAGTGCAAGTGGGAATATTAGTGCAAGTATATTTGTAGGAGCGCACACTGGAAGTCTTTTTGGAACATCGAGTTGGGCGACTAATGCTCTAACTGCTACATCAGCTAACGCGTTAAATAGTGCTAATACTTATAGTGTTACTGCACTTACTGCATCGTCTGGAATTGTCACAACCACATTGAGTGCGAGCGGCGCCGTGACTTCGAGTACGTTGAATGTGGTTGGTTTGACATCGTTGGCAAATGTTAGTGCAAGTTCAGGTTATTTTAGTGGAAATCTAAATGTCGCGGGAACAATTAATGCAACTATAAGTGGTAGTATCACGATAGCTTCGACCGCAAGTGCAGTTA